AGGGTCAAGGTCATCAGCGTTAAAGAGGTCAGTATCATAAGTTTCTACTGTCACATCAACATAGTTATCTGTTCGTATATCTAATTTAATGATGCGACGTGTTTGAACATCAGATGTCCCACCGACTGCACAACTATCGTTTTTACGAGGCGGTGAAAGCCAAGTCTCTGCAATAGTCACTGTATTATTTGATACAGATATAACGGTATAACTATCTGTCCTTATACGCTTATTAACTGAGTCAAAAGTTCTCAACCACAATAAATTGCCTGCTGGTGCTGCACAATGTCTGTCAAATTTAACCTTATTATTCGCTACCTGCCTCACAACTCTAAATGCTTCACCCCAGTCTGGTCGCTTAGATTGTACTCGAATAACCTGCCCAAGTTTATACCTAAAAGCATCTTTATGTTTACGGAAATTATTTATATTGTTAATAAGGCGATTACGTTCAAGTGCATAATTTGCGGTGTGTATAGCTGTCCCGCGTGTAGTAATTCCAACACCTTCAATTGTTACTACCCGCGTATAATGTCCACCATCTTCATTAGGCAATGGACACGATGTTCGTTCATAACCGCGACGTGCATCGGCAAACATTACTTCTACTTTACCTGCAAGCTCAGTGTCATCCACCCAAACATTCTTCCATGAACGAGCCATTATATTATCCATAGTAACCAAATCAATTATACTGGCAGCACTTACTCTGGTATCGATGTATCCTGTTAGTGTATTTCCATACCAGTATAAATAAGCTCTACCAATCTGGGCAATTTCATTTGCAAGTTCCCATACATTAGTTTGGAAATCGATGATAGTATCACAAGCACAAAGGTCTTCTTGACCACCGTAACCATCATCTACTTGTCTTGAACAGAACTCTGCCCAATCATAAAAGAAATCAAGGTCCATGTATTCTGGACTAAGGCCTTCATAATATTCAATCACCCATGGGTCAGGACCAGTTCCTTCACCACTGATAACCGGTTGTGTAAATGCATCATATTCAACCCATGAACGATTCCTACTGTACTCCAAATTCCACGATGTGCCATCATAGACGTTGACAATTCTATCTTCACGAATAACCATTACATCAATATCACCACTTAATTTATTTGTTGCTAATGCAGTAACACCGATGATTGCTTTGCCTGGATACGTGAATGGTACGTCAACAACTTCACGAACGCTTTTAATGTAGACACTATTGACATGACGTTCGGCGATGCCTGTCATATTTTGAAATTCTAAATCATATTGTTTACCTCTTTCAAGGTCTGCCCAAAAGTCACTAACCTTGTAAGCTTTAAAATATGGATTAGGTGTTCGTACAGAAACACCGTCAGTAAAGATGGTCGTCCAAGACTCTGTATCATGTTCTCGAATACGAACTCTCACATGGCATGTCGAGTAATCCATCCCACCTTCTTTATGATACTTCCGAAGTCCATTTGGCCACATGATTGTCCATTCAAGGTCATCAAAGAAATCATTGTGAGTGGTATAAATTACTGGTTCACCTAACAGAAGTTCTATGCTTAGTGGGTCTTCAAGTTTTAACTTCTCGAAACCTGTCATACATGACTGACCCATCGTACCTACACGTTCTTGGATATCTACACTACTAAAGTTCGCTGCTGGCTGGTTGTTGAACCAAATTTTTGCTGCACCTTGTTGGGCCTCTTCAGTGTTCACCCGAGCTTCAAATCTTGAACAAAGAATTCCCATATATGTATCTTCTGCTCCCCAAAGCGAACGGCCATATAATACCATTTTCATCTTCGTCACGTCGCTCCAAGGACCCTCTATCGTGACAAGGCTATCAATACTTGTTCCTATTTCGTGGTAAGAGCCACTATAATATACTGAGACAGAATTTGTTTGGGAAGACCATCCTGGTACACAGAGCCAAGTCAAATGATAAGTTACTTCCTCCAGTGTTGTGATAGTATCATCAAAGGTTACCTCGATTGTTATCTGTGCCCAACCATCATAATAGTTTTGAAACACATCATTGAACAAAGAAGAATCCACTCCATAGTGCGTATCTTTATTACCGTCTAAACAATCTTCTGGATTACCATGTGCCGTACCGGTAAATCCAGAGCCAACAGCAACACCACCATTTATTGCCAAAGCTAAATCTTTAACATATAAATCTTCATAGACAACACCTTGTGTAGGACCATCACAGTGTTCAACAATCATATAAAGAATTTCACGGTCTGTACCACTGACATCAGTCCACTTAGCAATAATATTGCCATGATGACCATTACGACCATAAGCACGAGGTCGAACAATGCCTACCTGTTGTGTTGTGCGTGGCCTCCAACTTCGACTCTGTGCATCTCCTTCAGCAGTGGGAGCTTCTTGTGGTTCCTTTGCGAGAAGTTTACCACCATAATACCCTATAGCTGTCGTAATGGCAACTGAAACTAAATACCAAAAAATTGCTGTGAGGGTTATTACTGCTAACATAGCTATACCTTTATAGAACTTGGGTCGAGACCTAACTCAGCACCCCAATGCTGTGCGTTACCTTTCATATAACAATCTTCAAATAATCCTGTGCATGTTGTATCCGCTCCACCGTATCGACATTTTACACCTTTGAAAAGACTGGGTGTTGCAAGATTACAAACTGAAGAACTGTATAAATCACGTGGTATTTTTTGTGTCAATGGATTAGGAATACCAAGTGAAAAAACAATCCATTCACTGTCACTTCCGGCCGTTAATATCGAATAGATAGTTTCAAAATCTTGTACAGGAGTATCAAGAAAACTCTCGCAAGTTCGTATAAGTTTAACATATCCTTGTTTCATACCCTTTGAAGCATTCATTATTGCTTCTAAATTATGAACCTCGTCATGTGCCACACGAAATGCAAGACTCGGAATTGAACCATCTCCTGAAAGCTTTTGCTTTTCGACTTCAAAATTACTTTTTGGATAAGTATTCTCATCATAAATAACTTTTGCAGTATTCTTTGCAATACGAACAGTATCGAAATTTGGAACAATAATTTCAGCGAGCCATAACCACGCTTCTCCACTATAAGGATTGAGCAAAGTTTCAAGTATGAAAGATGGTATAGCGATGTAGAAGACGCGTACTGTAAGCGACTGTTGAGTTAAAGTCAAAGCCTGTGTTTCCATCAGTATTGTCGAGCTAATGACAATCGATGGAGCGTGTTGTGTTAATGCTAAAGCCTGTGTCGCTGGAAATATTGTAAAGTCATATGTAACAACTGGAGCGTGTTGTGTTAATGCTAAAGCCTGTGTCGTGAGTAGCACAGTACTCAACGGGTATGCTAAAACTGCGTGTTGTGTTAATGCTAAAGCCTGTGTCGCAGGAAATATTGTAAAGTCATATGTAACAACTGGAGCGTGTTGTGTTAATGCTAAAGCCTGTGTCGCTGGAAATATTGTAAAGTCATATGTAACAACTGGAGCGTGTTGTGTTAATGCTAAAGCCTGTGTCGCAAGCTCAACGTAACAACTGTTGTAAGGCGCATTTGGTGGCGTGAAGTTCGATGACCATCGCATGATACCTTTGGACATTCGTAATTCGTCTATCCAACCGTCGAAATTCGCTTGTGAACCATCTTCACGTACACTACCAATGATTAAAGGAACAGTATTCGTATAAGCAGTTCCATCTATTGTATCTTGTGTCGAATAAGTACATTCAAAGCCATTAACAAACAACATCATTTTATTCGTTGTTCTATTAATAACCATTGCAACATGATACCACGTATCAACAGCAAGTGCTCGATTGCTTGCAACAGAATTAAATATAGTTGGGCCAGCCGTTTTGTCGCAACGTCCACACAAGAAATTACTGGCGTTGATAAAGAATCCTATTTGATAATATGTTGGTGCACTATTCTTTGCTACAATCCATTGTACTTTACCGTTAGCATTAAGCCTAACTCTGCAATCTATTGTGTAATGTCCTGCTCCTCTATCCCAATCAACATGGTTAGGATAAAGAACACAATCACCTGTACCGTCAAATAATCCACTGGCATCGTTAAAGTATTTTTGAGCGGTATCAATCTGTGCATCATTTATAGCGGTATCTGCATGGCCTGAATCACTACTATCGGTAAAGTCTGTTGACTCGTCAGCACCTTCAAAATGAAGTAGAAGTTTTGTGTTGGCAGTTGAGACTGTTAGTGCGTGTTGCGTTAATGCTAATTCTAATGTTGCTGGTAGAACAGTTATATTTACTCCAGCACCAGCTATGCGTTCAACAAGTGAAGGCCATCTGTAGCCACAGAACGGTTCTTGAGTAAGTTGAGTGACTTCTTTGTTGGTAAGGTCGCGGTCATATAAATCAACGTGTCCAATAGTACCTGTGAAATATTTGTCGGCAGCCAACGAAATAAAACGACCGATTGCAGGCACACCGTTCGCTGTAGACATAAAGAATCCTGTACCAGAATAGGCACCACCATCATTCACACTGTCGATATAAATATCCATATCGGTTGCACTGCGAATAACCCCAATTATACAGTAATATCTATCAACTGCTAAACTTGTCAGTCCAATTTTAGTTCGACGGTCTGCTGAAGTATTTCCATCTCCGTCACCATACCATAGTTGTACTTTGTTCGAAGGGTTGATAGCAAGATTTGCACCATAATATTTATTATCTACTTCATGCGTTAGCAATATTGGGTCCCAGGCACCAAGTGCTGAACGCTTAATTGTAGCCACAATCGTTATCGGTAAAGCTAAAGTTCCAAGACTTGGTGCGTTTATTTTATCAGTACCGTCAAAATATACATTCGGACCAAATTTGCCTTCTTGCCATACAGGTTCTTGTCCTCCTGCACCAAAGGTTCCAACTTTCCAATTCCCGCTTTTATCCTCAACAGTTAAACCTGCTCCTGCTAACATATCCCAAGCAGCAATAAGATTTCTATTTATGAGCAGGTAGGGATTCCTCTTGGCACCGAGGGGAGGTTTTCTATCAGGTACGTATATGCCACCGTTAGAATACATTATATCTCAAAGTTTACACTTCGGCTTTCATCAACTGCATCTGGGTCGATTGGTAATACAGCAATCTGAATTAAATCCGTTATTTCAAATTCATCAGAGTCACTCGGCCAGTTACCGTCATTATCGGAAAATTCCATATACAAACGACAAACTCCGTCACCAGTAGCTAAATCATGGGTTGTTTCAAATATCCCATGCCCACCCCATTGCTTTTCTGAAGTATTATCAATCGCAGTTCCTTCAACCTCACCGCCATCAACTATCGTTCCAGCACCAAAACCTAAGTTTTCAGTAATGACCGTATCATCGACTTTTGCTCCAGCAACGATTTTCCAAAGACTTAACCTGATAGCAATACGAGCACCATCGGCATAAGTCATAGTCTCCCCTGTCTGGTTTATCATTCTTAATCGAAACCATTTAGCTAACATCTGCAGCCTCCTTTGCATTAAGATAATCCACACCAGCGGTCTCTACAGGATTGGTAACTGAAGGTTCTATTCTTTCTTTATGCTGTTTATAAATCTTATCCCACGCCGCTTTCATATCAATAGGTTTTCCAACAGCAGCTACTCTTATTAACTGTTTAAGTTTATAAATATTACCCGTTTCAACATGCGTCGCCACAATTTTTGATAGCTCTGCCATATCCCCTTTCGGGAATTTCTTGTCAAAAGGGATTATACTTACAACTTCTCTTTTTACTTTCCAGGACATAATATTCGCCTCAATAAAATAATTTGTAGGTATTGTTATGCTGTTGCCAATGTGATGATACCGTTCACATGCCATTGAAGTTTGAACGTACCAGCTGCAACAATCTTCTCACCACCAAAGTCCCATGTACCAATCAGGTCGTCAGTTGCATGTGTGTCGTCGTAAAGTGCTGCATGCCAGGCAGAGAACGTTGCCGCAGCCCACTCAGTATCAGTACCATCCCATTTGGTAGATGCTCCCTGTGTGACTCCTTTACCGGCTAACTCTTTTGTTTTCTGAGCATAATTACCAGCGGCAGCTAATTCATTGCCATCGATGTCACCAATGACATTATGTGCTGCATTGAAGGCATGATTGTTATCCAAAAGGATAACTTTAATGGTGTCTGCTTCTAAATCTACTTCACCGTTCATAAGGTTCGCTTTGAACCTACTGTACATTCCTGAAGCCATGATAGCTCCTTTCTTTAACCTATCTTATTTGGTTTGGCTGCTATTTGTAAACATTCCATATGGACAGTACAATCCTGTCCACCTTTTGCATTCGGAGTTTCTTCTGACCACGTGTCCTTGCATACAGGTTTATTGTTCTTATCGAAGTGGTCAACCCTAACTAACTTGTCACCGATTTGAGTATAAATTTCAGTTCCAACTTTCCAATATTGTTTACCGTAAAGAGTTATAGGTACTGCTTCCATAATAGTTTCCTTAATTAGCTTCTGTCTGTAAAAGGTTTAATTGAATACGCCATAAATCTTTTCGTCCGTCTAACCGGCATTTAGGCTTACTGATAAAGCAAACAGTGTACCATGTAGAATCCTGTTCATTGTACCAAGGAAATTCCTTTGCTTTATTTATTTCGTAAAATGCCACCACTGTAAGTTTATCTACTTCAATTACGCTTCGTAACTCTGGTGTAAAGGTACGACCATCAAAAGTAAATAATTTATTGAGTACAGGATAGCCTGATGCAGTTGAGTGAACTAACACGGCATTATCTGACTTCTCATCACTAAAGTTATGACTTGGCCCTCGTGAGAGACCCGGGAAGGAACTTATTGTCGTCAGTGCAAATTGTGTCAAACTAAGCTCCTGAGTCGTCATTGCTACCACGTGGCCAACATCTGGTAGAACTGGTGTGTGCTGTTCTACTACCAACTCTAATACTTCTGGAAATACTGTCATATCAGCCATTAGTGAACACCTCTTATACTTCTCCGATATAGACTATCAGTTCCTGCAGCCTTCATTGATACATCAATAATTCGCTGGTCGGATTGCATATATTCCTCAACCTCAACCTCTACGCGGTCGGATATTGTATTGTAAACATTCACCGTAGATTTACCGTAGCTACCATTAACACCTGAGTATGTTTCGCCCTTATGTATCTTAGCCCAACCTGTTTTTTCTACATAACCTCCATGTTGTGCTGATTCATAATAACCCGGTTTTGCTTGTGCTGACATTTCTGCACCTACCGTACCGGCTCCCGGACCGAACAAGCTACCGATACCACCTGCGACTGCACCCAATGCTACCTGAGCAAAGCCTGGTTTCCCCTCTTTGCCTGTGATAAATTCAGCCAATGGTCGTGCTAAAGATTCGTACATAACTATTTCTGTTATCATACGCAAAATAGCACGTCCCATGTCTTTCAATGCATCACTAAGCCTTTTGCTTTCAAATATCATTTTGTCAATAGCTTCACTAAAGGACCTTGCCATACCCGCTGCCATATCAGCTTGAACTCTTCCCAACTCTTCTGTCACCTCTTTCGCTACCTCTTTTGCTTTTTGTAAAGTGCCAACAAAAGCTTCTTCCATTGGCTCTTGCTGTTCTTTAGCCGTCTGTCCTATAGATTTAAGCGATATTATTAACCTTTCCGACGCGGCATCGACTCCCACTAACAACTTCGGTGGAGTCATGCCCATAAGCTCGTCTCTGGTTTGTCCTAAAACCTGTTTAAGTCTGGGCTCAACAGGAGCTATAGCAGTAGGTTCCTTTGCTTCTTTTATTCTTTTAGCAATTCCTCTCAACCCCCAGGCTTCTAATGGCTTATAATATTTTAATTTCTCAGCCAGCTTTTCAAATTGTGCTGCAATAGTATCCCCAAACACTGTTATAAAAGCATCGGCAGCTTTGACAGCAGCAAACTCTAAAATTATAACTATAGATTTTCCAAATCCTTTAAGGAGTATTATACCTACATCTAAACCCAGTTTAATTCCTGCACCAAAGTCCGACCTCATAAATTTTAAGAATTCTATAAATACATCTTTTGCATAAGTAATATAGGCAACGGTAGTTTCAGCCCAACGACCAATTGCATCTTCATTGTTCTTAGCCCATTCTTTTATTGCCTTAGCTGAATCTGTTATCGCAGGCAATAATGCACCACCTATTTTTTCAGAAACATCACCAAGAGCATTCCACATCTGCTTCAAACCACCCGACGTTGTCTTCGCCCTTTCTTCTGCAAGTTTGAAACCTTCAGCACAAACCCTGGTAATAATTTCCAATTGTTCAGTCTCATCAGTAGTCGCTCTCAGTGCAGGTATATACCGACGAAGCATTGTAAACTCACCCTGTTGGGCAAGAGCTATATACATAGCCATTGACCTAATATCTCTTCCAGTGGCTGTCGCAAGACCGATTGCTTGTTTTGCAGCGAGTTCAAGCTTGTCCGCAGTAACACCCAAACTCTTTTGCAATTGCATCAAAGCCAAAACTTCCTCATCACCATAGATAGTAGCCTTTTGAATACTTGCAGCAAAAGCTCTAAACCTATTCTCAATTGTTTGTGTCCATTCGCCTGCAATTTTAAGAGCGGCAGTCAACAGAAATACAGCATCCTGTTGTTTCATTGCTGCTCGTGTCGCAAGGGTCAAAGCTCCTGCAATTGCCAAAGCCCCCCACTTCGCTATACGAACCATTTTATCAAAGGCAGCTTTGAAAGAGGTAGCTATCTTACTAAATGAATTTTTAATTGTTGATACAGTTTTCACAACAAGAGTCTTAGCCTTGGCAAGCTGAGCAGGTAATTTGCTACCATCAACCTTTATCTCAACATCGGCTGTCATAAAATTCATTGGTCTAACTCTCTTTCAATTCGAAAGCATTCTATAATTGATTCAAAAACTTTTCTAACTTCATCAGCATCATAGTACAGTTTAACAACATCTAATACCGCTGTATAATCAAGACCCAGTATTTCACCCATAGACGTCAACTTCAACTGACCTCTGACAAGCGAATATATATACCAAATCTCAACATTGTTTTCATCTAACTCTACATAACAATTATCACAAGGTGGTTCTGTACCGTCGTTGTCATTTAATTCTATACAGACTTCACAGTCGGGTTTTTGACATTGTCGCTCGATGAAATCGGCAAGTTTTTTACTCTTGCCTCTTCAATTGTTGCGTTCGCTTCAACCAATATTTCAAGCGAAGTCACGATATGCTTTACAAAGTCTGTAACCTTCATCATTTTAACTTTGTTCTCAGCATTACATTCGAGCGGCTGTCCGTCAAGTTCTACTGCTTTCCAATCGGTAATACAGAAATCCCACCGCATCTTTGAAGACAGCTTCTCATCAACCGCAGGGTCATCATAAGCAATACCTCGTTTGACCTTCTTTCTTTTCTTGATAGTCATTCTCTCAATTCGTCGGTTCTCTTCAGTACTTAATTCCCTTAGGCACACACCACCAAGGTCTTCATTGGTGGAATCAAAATAAAACCACGTACCTGTATTAGCTGAATTAAACTGTGGCATTTCATACTCCTTCAATTATATTTTTAGTTTACGCTGGTGTGGTGAATGTTTTATCTACACCGTAAGCATATTTGTCAGTATCGTATTTTGCAACGGCACGATAATGATAAACATTCGTTCCTGATAATCCTGCAGCAACCTTATAACCAAACATACCAATTTCTGCAGTGAAGTCGTCGGAACTGCCACTTGAATCAGCAATCTCGTAGCTGGTCGTCAAGCCCCATTCAAAGTAACAGTTGATAGCTCCACCTTCTCCACCGTAGCTGGTAAGAGTACCAACAAGTTCAGCCTCAGTTGCCACAAGACTATGTGAACCTTCCGTCACAATCTGAACTGATGCTGTGTCACCTACCTGCTTCAACACACCACTCATTAACAACGTGGCAGTGAACGTACCAATACCAGATTTGTCGTCACCAACATTGCGACAATTAGTAACTGTCGCAAAAGATACTGGTGTGGTAGTATCATCTGGTGTTAGATAAATACCGCTTACCTGGTCAGTGTACAATTTCAAATCAGTTATTTGTGCACCAGCAGCAAACCTGGTTGCAATCAACTTCTGGCCAACATCGGTGTCCATCTTATAGTGGCCGGTAATGGTAATAGTACCGCCCCTAATTTGCAAAGGCAAATCTGTAATAATCTCATCACTAAACTCATCAACTGCTTGCATCTGCCTCTCTCCACCAGTAGATGTCCAAGTCGCTGCGGCAATCTTTACAGCACCGATGTAGACATCACCTTTGTAACCCGCTTTGGGAACTGTCATAATATTTCTCCTTTACTATTAATTCTTTTGGATTAACAAATTATATGTCACATTGTACTGCCAAACCTTTTCTATCCTAATCATATTGGCAGATTCTCTCGTTAAACTGATTGGTTCGTAGCCAACAACAGCTAAATCATGTTTATCAAATGCTGCTTTCATCGCTTCAAACACTTGACAAAGTTCTGTTGCAAGCGTCTCCTTAGAAAATAGAACAAACATTATTAAGCAATTCTCACCTTCCTCACCAAACCCAGGGTCGTCTGATGTAATGTTAGTCGTGAAAACACCATAGGGAAATACAGCATCATCATCAACTTCTGTATTATAAAGCTGTGTCAGCCCAAGCTTCCCCTCACTCAACCAACGATTATAAATAGCTTCAAATAAAACTTTCATTTTGTACTAAAAAGCCTCTTGATTGGTTTTCTATTAAACATTAACGCTCTACGCAAGGAAGCATGGGCAGGCATGTTCACCGTACCCATCTCATGATAAGGAAAGTATTCAACATTACTGCCAATCTTAACTGACCTTCCATCAGGTGACATTTCATGTGTGATACTACGAGCCGAAGTGCCTGTAGCCCTTGGACAATAACCAGGCTCTTTGGCTGTGCCTTCAACGAGCAAAGCTGCAAGCTCAAGTTTCTTCCTAATCAACCTGTCTACTTCAGCTAAAATTTCATTGGTGTTATCCTGTATTTTAGACATATTCCACTTTCTACAACCTTTTGGACTCTGCCTCTTGCCCTAAATATACCCTAAACTGGGTCATATGCCCTTGCTCTCTGTTCTAACACGATTAGCCTGTAACTTTGTACTAACCTCAAATTTTAACCCATGATAGGTCATTCTACCAATTTCAAATCCAGCACTAAAAGCCTGTTACATTCATCGGGGTTAATATCATCTGCTATTTGATAGACCTTGCCTTTATACTGCACTCGGTCTTTGTTAGTTACATCGACCACCCTACAAAACAATTTTGCATCACTGAAATGACTTTCCTTATTAAAAAATATTTTTTCTCTACCGGGCTTCCAGTTAATTCTACAAGGTAAATTATTATGCAGAACATTGACAACTTCCGCTGACCCCATAGCACTTGGAGTTTTAGCAATCCTAAGTATATTGACTTTTATGTTTAATTGAATCATGCCACTCCAAACATTGGTTTCTTACGAATGTAATTCTGTATCAATCTATCTGCTTCCATTAAGCCTGTAAGAAATTTCTTTTGGCCACGAGCCTGGCTCATATCTCCAAGCTTATCAGAAACAAGGTCATCGTATTTTGTGTACAATGTTCCATCGTTTTCATAACGACAAAGAATTATAGCTACCTGCTTAATCATAACAGGACAAGCTGACCAACCATAGGTACCAGTGATTTTGATATTACCCATTCCTTTTGGAAACAACCTTTCCTTTTGATTCATTCGCAATAGCAGTTCAGCTGATTCTCCGCCTCCAGGTAATGCTTCTGGGTCAAGGTAAACAGAATCTATATCAAAAGTGTACCACGTAGTAGTTAATTCCACCCCTGTAATTAAAATTTCAGTTACTGAAAGAATATGAGGTACCAACCCAAGAAACAATTTATTCTTACCATTACCATTTCGGTAGACAGCAAAAGCTTTAGAATAAAAATAATCACGAGTAATTTTTTCAATAAGCTGCTCAGCCCTGTCAATAACTTCCTGCCTTTCAACTGTACTGCTTCCACTACCAATGTCAAGGGTGTGCGTTCCAGAACCTACATCAGTCAAGTCAATAGCCGTTCCAGCAGCAGCCAACACTGGAGTTGATGCAACCTTAATATGAGTAGCATCAACATTAATAGCATAGTAGATAACTCCAGTCTCAAGTGGAGCAGGTACTTCACCAGTTGAACTGAACTGAATTTCTGTGCAAGTTACTATATTGTTTGTCACAGTAATCCTATCAGTAGAGATAGCCACAGCAGTTGTCACAAAAGTCTCTGTCGCTGCAACCGCTGTTGGCCAGTTATCAACATCGCTTTCGGCTATGTAATTTCCTGAAGCTGTCATTTTTTACTCTTTCTAATCTATGGTATAAACAATATAAAAATACCAGTTAGTAGAATCACTCGGAGTTGCTTTGAAATCTTCACCAGCATTACAAGTGAACACAGGGATTCCATCAGAACTCCTAAGTACTTGATGCATTGTCTTAACTGAACACACTGAAGTAAAAGAGTTTTCACCACTGAGAACTTCACAAGTCTTATTAGTAGTACCGACAAAAAAGTTTATCCGCCAAATTTTTATTCGCTTGCCTACAACGCCACTTATCAGAGCGGCATTATTTCCATCGGTAATAGACTTCACAACATGTTCGGGCTCTTTATGAGTAGGTCCTGTCAAATCTAATTTTGTTGTCAACGCCATTTTCTAATCTCCAATTAAGTTTCCAGCTTCATCTCTTGGCCAGACTTTATGAACTTTACTTTGTCCACTCCCTCTGCTCTGTATTTTTGAAGGTATTGGACTACCTTCTCTGGTAGTGTAACCTGCTTTCGAAGAACGAATATTCAACTCCTGTAAATAATCCTGTTTAGGCATTCCTTGAAGCTCGGGATTAATTATGTCCATTGTTCTTGGGTCTTGTTTCATCTTATAATTTCTGGGAGTTGTTTTAGGCACAACTCCCTAAAGCCTTTTACCTGGACCGTTACTTATCTTTGACTTTTTCTTTCTTCGGAGGTTTCATGCCATCTGCTTCAAGCTTTCGAGCAATGTAAGCCTCCCTTGTGTCTTTAACTTCCTTTGACATAAGAAATTTCACCTTTCTTATAAAAGTTT